TGCAAGTGGCTACAATTTCAATTGATAACAGAACTTCTTTTGAACTATCAAATGGATCGCAAATCAAAGCCGCTTCTACTTCTGGTGATGCCGGTCGTTCTGAAGCTCTTTCTCTTTTGGTCATTGATGAGGCTGCTCACGTTGATGGGCTAAAAGAACTCTGGACTGGTTTATATCCTACTCTATCGACTGGTGGTCGCTGCATTGCTCTTTCAACTCCAAATGGTGTTGGAAACTGGTTTCATAAAACCTATATTGATGCCGACAACAAAGAGAACGATTTCCACCCGGTTTGTCTTCCTTGGGATGTTCACCCCGAAAGAAATCATGAGTGGTTCAACAAAGAGACAAAAAACATGTCTCGGAGACAAATAGCACAAGAGCTAGAGTGTAATTTTAATACTTCAGGCGACACAGTAATCCACCCTGACGATATTGCTTGGATAAACGAAACTATCAGAGAACCAGTGTATAGAACAGGATACGATAGAAACTTTTGGATTTGGGAGAAATTTGAAGAAGGGTTTTCCTATATGCTTGTTGCTGATGTTGCGAGAGGTGACGGTGCTGATAATTCTGTATTTCATGTTTTAAAATTAGAAACAATGGAAATTGTAGCAGAATATCAAGGCAAACCAACTCTCGATATGTACTCCCAAATGTTGTTTAGTGCAGGCACAGAATATGGAAACTGTCTTTTAGTTGTTGAAAACAACGGAATTGGTATATCGATCTTGGAAAAACTAATTACTCTTGGATATCCCAATCTTTATTACTCAATCAAATCAACACATGAATTTGTGGAGTCTGTTCAAGGCGAAGCAATGGATACTGCTGTAGCAGGTTTCACAACCTCTACAAAGACTCGTCCTTTGATTGTAGCAAAACTTGAGGAGTTTATAAGAAATAAAATGATAAATCTTTATTCGTCAAGAACTTTTCATGAGTTTAAAACCTTTATTTGGAAAAATGGAAAACCCCAAGCCATGCGATCTTACCATGACGACTTGGTTATGTCTTTGGCTATCGCATGTTGGGTTAGAGATACCGCACTACAAGTAAATCAAAGAGAAGCAGAATATAAAAAAGCAATGTTAAATTCTATGTATCTAAACAAAACCACAATGAACACTTCAATTAAAGGAATGAATGGATACGGATCAGACATTAAAGAAAAACAATTAGAAGCAAAACAACAAATGAGTGATTTTGTTTGGATTTTTAAAGGATAAATAAAATGGCCCCAAGAAGAAAGAATACAAGAAACCCATATAATGATGAATCAGGATTATTTAAGCAACTAACAAGATTGCTTTCTGGTCCACTAACACAGAGACGAACACAATCGGGTCGCCAATTAAGAAGAAGACATTTGGATATTTATTCTTCTAAGTTTAAATCTGCTTCTGGACAACAATTTAAGAAGTCAGAATATAACCCAATGAATGTGACCACTCTTAATATGATCTCCAACAGGGGTCGCTCTGAGAGGTATGTTGATTTTGACCAAATGGAATACGAACCTATCATTGCTTCTGCTATTGACATTTATGCTGATGAAATGACCACTCATTCTTCTTTACAGCCCATGTTAAGAATTAAATGCCCCAATGAAGAAATAAAGTCCATTTTGCATTCTTTGTATCACAATGTTTTAAACATTGACCACAACCTCTTTGGCTGGTCTCGTACAATGTGTAAGTATGGAGATTTGTTTTTGTATTTGGATATTGATGATAAAATGGGAATTAGAAGTGTAATCGGCCTACCTCCACAAGAAATTGAAAGATTAGAGGGAGAAGACGAAACAAACCCAAACTATGTTCAATATCAGTGGAATAGTGCCGGTATGACTCTTGAAAACTGGCAAATGGCTCATTTCCGCATTCTTGGTAACGACAAGCATTCTCCTTATGGGACTTCGGTTCTTGAGCCATCCCGTCGTATTTGGAGACAACTTACTCTTCTTGAAGATGCTATGATGGCCTACAGAATTGTAAGAAGCCCAGAAAGACGAGTGTTTAAAATTGATGTTGGTAATATCGCCCCAAACGATGTTGAACAATACATGCAGAAAGTTATGACTCAAATGAAACGACACCAAGTCGTTGATCCAAAAACAGGTCGTGTTGATCTTCGCTACAACCCTCTTTCAATTGAGGAAGATTATTTTATTCCTATTCGTGGTGGTGCTTCTGGAACAGAAATACAGAACCTCCCCGGTGGACAATTTACAGGAACAGTTGAAGACGTTAAGTATTTAAGAGAAAAGTTATTTGCTGCTCTTAAAGTTCCTCAATCATATCTTGTTATGGGCGAAGGATCCTCAGAGGATAAAACCACCTTAGCACAAAAGGACATTCGTTTCGCCAGAACAATTCAAAGATTACAAAGAGTTGTTATTTCAGAATTGGAAAAAATTGGAATTATTCACCTTTTTACTTTAGGTTTCAGAGGAGACGATCTTTTAGCATTTGACCTTGCTTTAAACAATCCTTCAAAAATCGCTGAACTCCAAGAACTTGAACATTGGAAAACTAAGTTTGATGTTGCCGGTGCTGCTACTGAAGGGTTCTTTTCTATGCGATGGATCGCTGAACATATGTTTGGTATCTCCGAAGACGAATTCATTAGAATGCAAAGAGAAATGTTCTATGATAGAAAGTTTATGGCTGGACTTGAAGCCGCTGGACAAGCACCCGAAGGTGCTGGCGGAGGTGGAGATCTTGACCTCGGCGGTGATGATACTGGCGGCGATGAACTTGATCTCGGCGGCGGTGACGAACTTGATCTTGGTGGTGACGAAGGTGCTGCCGAAGAGCCCGCTGCTGAAGACGATAGTGCTCTTCTCGCTGCCCCCGGTAAACGAGACGACGATAAAACTAGAGGCCCATATAAGAAACATCAGTTAAAATATCGCAAAGGCGGCTTTTCCAAACATATGAAAAATCAAGCCACAGGTGAGTTTGGAAACACAACCAGAAGTATTTATAAAGGTAAAACAGGTTTCGGTGGATTAGATTCATTAGCCAGAGGCATAACAGAAAATAAATCATTGGATAAAATAGAAGAAGAAAAACTATTTAAAACATCAACAGAAATAAAGAAGCTTTTAGAAGGCTTAAACAAATCGGAGAACACAGAAAATGAGAGTAAGACACAATAAGAAAAGAAACACCGCTTTTCTTTACGAATCATTAATCACAGAATTAACAAAAGCAATTGTCCGAGGACAAGAAGAGAAAAAACAAAAAGTGCTGGAGACCATTAAAAAATATTTTAATGCTGAATCTCCATTAAAGAAAGAATTGGAAATTTATAAATCTGTATTAGAAGCAGAAGTAATGTCTCCGAATCTTTCTCAAAGGTTTTTGTTTGAGGTCAAAAAAGACTTTAACAATCTTGATAAGAAAGAAATCTTCAACCAACAGACCGCTTTGATTAAAGAAATCAACGAGTCTTATTCTAATGCTGTTTTCTCAAACTTTATATCAAATTATAAGAACATCGGATCTTTGTATCAGTATTTCAATTCAGAGGGTGCTAATGCTAAAACTCGTTTGATTTTGGAACAAAGAGTCGTTGGAATGCTTGCTTCCACAAAGACAGAAGAAAAGCAAGAAATGAAACATATTGATAGTTTGGAGTATAAGACATTCGTTAACAAATTTAATGAAACTTATGATAATACCCTTCGTAAAGAACAAAAGGATCTCTTAACAAACTATATCACTTCCTTCTCGGATAATGGACTTGGACTTAAATCGTTTTTAAACGAAGAAGTGGCCCGCCTTAAAGAGCAAGTCTCAAAATGTTCCGAGACAGATAAAATTAAAAATAATAAAGAATTCTATAACAATACACAAAGAATTCTTGAGAAACTTGAAAATTATAAGAAAACTCCAATTACCGAAGAATTGGTAAAAGAAGTATTCTATATTCAAGATTTTGTTTCTGAGGTGCTCGAATAATGGCTATTAAAGTAAATATTACCGATCCTATTTCAGAACCAATCGAACAACCAGCAAACGAGACTGTTAATATTAAGATTGTTGATCCCAATAGACAAATGCTGGAATTTAAATTAAATATGCGAAGGGCTCTGAACGGCGACTTGATGATCTTTGATCATGCTGATATTGATATCGTTGTTATGCTTGAATCAAATAAGATTGTCGCCTTTGCTAAAGATTTAATGTCCGAAGTGGTTTATGGAGCAGAGAGCCGACTATTTGATCACCTCAAGAAAAAAGGTATTGTTGCTTTTGATTCAATTCAAGGTGGTAATGTCTATGGCTCACTTGAGGCCAAAATTCTTAATTCAACTGAACTTGACTCAGTAAAAGCTTCTTTATATGAAATTAGCCAATGGATGGACGGAGAGCGACCATATTTTAAAGCTATGGAAGCCTATGATGATATGATGAACGATGCTTTACTTGATCCCGACGCTGAAAACTCAACTGAACTCGGTGAAGTTCCTCAAGAAACTGAAAAAGGGTCAATATCTAATAATGACATCTTTGGTTCATATATTTATGGCCGGTATTCATATGAGTAGAAAATGAATATCGATAGTAGCAATATAAACATCGCAGATGATCTTAATATGGTAGAGTTTGATATGGGAATGATTTGGTTTATTTTAGCCGCTTATGGTTTAACACAGATTTTAGTTTATTCTAAAATATTTGAAAAAATCCGCCCCCGGAGAGATCAGTACGGTCTTATTGGATACATGGCGAATTGTGCTATGTGTATGGGATTTTGGGTAGGAATGTTTTTGTTCTTCATAAACGGATGGACAGAACTATTTACTTT